CGGCAGTTCCAGCCGCAAAGCCCTGCGCCGGTGCCGTAGCCGGTGGCGGCCTCGAAGTCCGGGTAATGCTTGCCCATGTAGTCCATAGCGCCGCCCCGGTGGAACTGCCTGCCCTGCCACTCAGCGTGGGAAGGCCGGGCTCCGCCGTGGGCCGTGGTCTCGAAGAACTCAACCCCCATCTCGTCGGCCCGGGCCACCTGCAGCTTTGCGCCGGTCTGATTCACACCAGTCAGCACCGCCCGGCGGGCGGCAACTTCCAGCGTGTCGGTGTGGCCGGTGGGGTAGGTGACGTACTTCATGGTGTCGGCCAGACTGTCTACCGCGCTCTTGACGGCGCTCTTGTAGTCGAACGCACCGCTGCTCACCTTGAGATGGGCGCGGTCAAGGGCAGCTTCAAACTGGCCGCTGACGGTGTTGGCCGTGGTGGCAGTTAAGTTGTGGAAGGTTCCCGCCGTCTGCTGGTAGCCAGCGTTGAGCAGGGCCTGCAGGGTGGCATTGTCGGCAAAGGGCGTGGGCTCCTTGCCGTAGTGATAATAGATCTCGTCCTCGGCTTCCATGGTCCGGGTGGCCGCTTCCTGCATGAGCCGCCGGATCTCGGCTTCACTCTTGCCGGTGTAGCGGGCCAGCTTCTTTACCACGTCCTGCCGGACAGCTTCCACCTGCTGGTAGCGCCAAAGCTGCCAGTTGGCCGTGGGGGTCAGGGTGTCCATTTTGGAGATGCGCCGGGCCACGTCTCGCAGGATGTCGTCCTCGACCTGCTGAAATAAAAGCACTAAATTATTTGGAAGTGAATCAAGATAAGATGGAGACAGCATATTTCTTTCAATGAAAAAGAGCACCTGTCATTACAGATGCTCTTTAAGATAAATATTACTTTGACCAGTATTCGGATTCGGCCCTGAACCTTGCGGTTCGAGCTTCTTCAAACGTGTCAAATCGTCCTACTGTTATCTGCTTTCCATTGACACCAATTTTTACAAGGTAACGACCGGATGCCAATTTCCAGACCCCTTTAACTCCGCTTGACGAATCTTTTCGAGTGCGAGTGTTTCGAACATTGTTCTTTCGTTCGACCCAGTGGCAATTTTCCGGAAAGTATCCCTTGTCGTTATCAATGCGGTCGATTTCTAATCCTTCAGAATAGCCACTTTGATAGGCCCATTCCCGAAAGCAGGAATAGTTTTCAAGCCATTCAGGGCACATTTCTATTCCACGGCCACCATAGTCATCATAGTTCTTGTTACTAGGATTTTCACATCGTTGCTTTATCCCGGCCCAAACATAATAAAGTTTTGTTTTTTGGCTTACTCTTGCATCACCATGTTTTATAGCTACACAACCACATGATTTTGCGTGACCACGTTTCAGATCTCCAGCAGTAACAACTGATTGCTTGCCACAGTCGCATTGACAAAGCCAGCGAGCCCCTCCAAAACGATTGTTGGGTGCGCGTTCTTTAACAACAAGCTTTCCGAACCGCTGACCGGTTAAATCAATGAATTTTCCCATCAGTGGGCACCCCTTTTCCGGCGAGCCCGCTCTTCACGCACGCCACTGATACGACCTGCCATGAAGATATCAACCAAGAAAGTGTAAAACTGAGTGGCATCACTTTTCAGAGGACGGGCGCAGTACAAATCAGCGATATCCTTGGCCCAAGCCAGTTCTTGAGGAGTATGAGAGTTCCGGTACTTTACGGCTTCAACCGGGGTGCAGAGAATTGCGTTCATAATTTTGACCTCTTATTCTCTTGTAAGAGGCCGCCCAATTTGATATAATAGATTTATCAAAGGGAGACCTCTGATGTGACGAAAATCTCTGTGCTGTACGACCGCCAAGAAGTAACAGCACGGGGATTTTTATTTTTGTGGTTGCGCCAGTAACAGATGGATTCCTTTCCGAATTGCTTCTGCTCGTGTGATATTGTGATTTTCACAATATCCCAAAAGCTTCTCGTTTGTATCGTTGTCAAGACGTACCTTGATATCGACGCTCAAAGGATTATCTGCTTTTGGGCGACCGGTTCTCGGAGACATTGAATCACCTCACTTTATGAGTTCCGATAATTCTATTATATACTTGGAACTCATAAAGTCAAGCGTTTTTTTTTCGGGGCCAGCATCAGACACCCCCGCCGAAGCTCAGCTCAGGCTGTTTGTTTTCGTCAGCGGCTTCCTGTGCCAGCTTGCGGGCATCCTCTTCACTGACCCCGTACCGGGCAGACAGATACTTGTACCGGGGCAAAAGGCCGCTCAGGGCATCGTCCCGCATCTGGCTCATCCGGGTTTCGGCATCGGTGATGTAGCTGTCGTCCCAGTCTACAGAGATGGGGGTGTCGGGGTCCACCGCTGCCCCTTGCAGGTTCTTTGCCGCCCACAGGATGGCCCGCACGATGCCCACCAGCGCCCCCTCGATGGGGATCTGGTTCTTATTGGCGCTGGCCACCAGATCCTGACGGCTGCCGTTGTACTCGGTGGCCGTGGTGACATTGCCCAGCTCGAAGTTGTACCGATGACAGCCCAGGCCGCACTTGAAGCTGAACAGGTTCAGCATATCCTGCACAGCCTTGTGGTTCGAATCCACCCGCAGGTCGGGGTTGTATTCGTGGTATTCGCTGGACTGGTCGAGGCTCCCTTCCTTTTGGGGCAGGGTAACGAATTGGCTCTGCACATCATCATCGGGCGGAATAGAGTGCTCCACGCCCTCCTGATCCACCACCTTGCGGCAGATGTCCGCAGAGTAGAAGATCTTCTTGTGGCCCAGCCGGATATCCTCCCGGTAGTTGTCAAAGGCAAGGTCGATGCCCTGGGCCTCTGCCAGTGCTTCGGCAAAGACGCTCATGCCCAGCCCTGTGCCGCCGTCAAGGTTCTTGACTGCGGCCGGGCTGAACAGGGCAAACCACGGGGGAGAACCCTCCACCGTGATGCTTTCTGCCGTACCCGGCGGGGCCTGCAGGGCTTCAAACACCGGAGCGCCCGAAACTCCATCCGTTACCCGGAACCACTCGTTGCGGATGGTGCGCCGGGTCTCATTGCCGGTGTGGGTCTGCAGATAGACTGCGGGTCTGCCCTCCATCATGCACTCGGAGACAAAGGCTGCTTCGGTCACGATGCCCCGTTCCACCCGCAGAGGCAGGATGCAGGAAGCCGGGTCATAGTCCAGCTTCAGGCGGGTATCCGGGCCGGGGACAGCTTTCCCTTTCACGACAGTCAGGTTTTCGGCACTCAGCACAAAGGCACCGGTGCCGGACCAGTAGGCCTGTTCCACCAGAGCATTGGCATTGCGCCAGAAGTGCAGCTCCCGGAGCAGGCCGCCCACCTGCTGCTCATCGTCACCCAGCAGATAGGACGCGGTGTCAGCGTCCTTGATCTGGAAGGTGGTGCGGTCGTTCAGCAGGAGATTCGCCCAGTCCTCGCAGACCCGTTTCGGCATCCGCAGGGAGGCAATAGGGCGCTTCTTTGTGCCGTTTGCGTATTCAGCGGCACGGGTGTGTACCTTGGGCACGCTGCCCTGCCACCACTGCCGCCAGGTCTCGATGTAGCCGTAGTAGTCGGCATCGATGGCCCACCCGCGCGTCTTGTTCAGGTAGTTCAGAAATGCGGTGATGTTCATGTGTTGGTCAACCTCTTGAAATCGCGCTCGATGGTGTACTCGTAAGCGTCCAATGTGTCGATATCGGTGCTGCCGTCATCCAGCCGCTCGTCCACGCCGGGGTGCTTGCCGCTGTACAGGGCCGTGGCAAGGGCATCCCGGAGGGTGGAAGCCTCTGGCAGCAACCAGAACCGCCCGCCGCCCATCAGGATGCAGGTCAGGCGGATGCGGTCATTGATGCGGATCTTGGCGCTGTTTTCCACCCGGTCGGCTAGCCAACTCAGTTTGCAGCGCCGGAGCCGGGCCCGGATGTGATTGATGAGGGTCTGCTCCGCACTGTCGCAGAAGATGTACTGGATCTCGCCCCAGCGGGCAAAGACAGCCATGCAGAACTCCAGCAGCCGGTCGGCCAGAAAGTCGGCATCCTGCGCCACAGGGTCGATGCGCTGGGATGCCAGCCCTACCACGCCGGACCAGCCCGGTAGGATGGCCGTTGCCACAAAGGCGTGTTTGGAGCCGTTGCCGCCAAAGTCCACCCCGATGCGCACCCGCCACGGGTGCAGCGGCTTGTCCACAGGCCAGAAAAAACGCCCATCTCCGGCGGCAAGGCTGTCGGCCAGCAGGCGGTAGATCACGCCGTTGGCGGCCATCCACTGCCCCAAGATAAAGCGGTTATAGTAGACCGTGCCGGTGTATTCTTTTTTCAGATCGGCCACGAACTGGGCCGGAAGTGTAGGGTTATCGTCGATGGTATACGCCTGACAGTAGATGTCAGCGTCACTGTCCAGAAACTTCTTGAACCAGTGAGTGGGGCTTTCCGGGTTGCAGGTGCCGTCAAAATGGGAGTGGGGGCAGGAAAGGCGGCTTTTCAGCATCTGGAACACGCCTTCGTCCCATGTGGTGATCTCGTCACCGTAGACGTACTCAAAGGCAGCGCCCTGGATGCGGGCGATGTGTTTCTTGTTGTCAGCGCCGAGGACATAGACCTTCTTGCCGAACAGCTGTACCACGTTGCCTGCTGCCGAGGTGCGGATCACACCTACAAGGTCGGGGCCCCAGAGCTCCCGCATCAGGGACAGCACATTGCGCTCCAGTGTGCCCAGGGTGTTGCCCATGAGCACCAGCAGGCCCTCGCCCCGGGCCGCGCAGATCCGCTTCGGGATGGTCACAGCGCAGTCCAGGTAGGTCTTGCCGCTTCGGGTGGCTCCGGTCTTGACGTTCCACCGGTGGGAACAGTTGCGCAGGTACTCCTGCTGAAACTCAGTCAATGGCACTGTCCACACCTCCCAGCAGCTCCTTGGCCTTTGCCAGAGCATCCGCGCCCGGGTCTTCCTGTACGGTCTCCTCACCCAGCATTTTTAACAGGACATTGGCTGCCCTGGCATCGCCCTGCTTGGCAGCGGCTGCAATGCCCATGACCACGCTCATCTGGTTGTCCACGTCCTCCGGGTCAATCTGGTCCCGCAGCATGGCGTTTACCCGGCGGCGGTCGGTCTCCGGCAGGCTCAGGTAGTAGTCAGCCGCCTGACGCATGGATCGTTTGCGGCGGCGGGCCGCACCGGATGCAATGCCGCCCTTCTGGGCGATCTCTCTCTGTTCGCTCTCCGTTCGTTCATTGAACGGAATGAGATTCTTTTCATTCGACACGTCACCACCTCTCTCGTCGTCAGGGTACAAAAAAGCCGCCCTGAGCGGATGCTCAGAACGGCAGTTGTAATCAGGAAAAGCCCGGCCGGTGCAAAAAAGCTGTTAAGCAGCAAAAGGAGAAAACCGTATCAAGAGGAGGAAAACAAACCTCCGGTCGGGCCGCCAGCACGAAGGGAGTAAGGATGCCTTTCCTGCTGGGCTTTGCAGCATAGAGTATAGCACACTTGAACTAGTGCTTTTTAGTGCGTCATGGGTCTGTGTCCAGAAGTTGCACCGCTTTTTTGTGTCGTCGGAGGACCCAACTGACATCGAGGGAGAGCCGGTCAGCGATCAGCTCCCACTTGTGCCCACAGATATATCTCCGGTACAGAATCGTGAAGTCAAGCTCATCATCCAGCTGCTGTAGCGCAAAGATGATTTCTTTGCGAATGCGGGTGCTTTCCTCACACTGGGCTTTGTAAGCGCCCCGGGCTTCGTCGATGCGTTCTACTGCACGGGGCAATGTTTGGCCGTCTCCTCCGCCGCCCGGCACAGCGGAAAGGCACTGGGTCATGTTGGAAGCGTCTGTCTTCAGCGTGTCCAGCTCATCCAGCCGCAGCTGTTCGAGCCGCTTCGCTTGCTGATACCTTCTCAACCAGGCCTTCTTCTCTTCGTAGGTCATCCCCACACCTCCACACGCACGAACACACCGCAGGGGTCCGACCAGAACTTCTCCACGATCTCGCTGCACACCTGGGCATCATCGTGCCAGAAGTGCAGGCGGGTCATCTCGTCCTTGAGGGCCTTTTCCAGATTGTCGGTGTCAGGTTTGGAGGTGCGCCAGCTGCCGTCCGGGCGGCCCTCGGGGGCAAAGCACCACTTGACCACCAGCCGCACTGGCTTCCCGGCGGGCACGGGCTGATCCGGCGCATGGGGTGCCAGGTAGGCGTGGAGCTTGGAGCGGGCGGCTTTCAGTTCGGCGCTGTCGTGGAGCACGGCACAGGGCTTGCCGCCCTTCATGTAGGCGTGCAGCTCCTTGGCGTTGTGGGTGGTGGTGGGCGGCTTCATGGGCAGGAAGAATTGAGCAATGGGCAAAAATTGCACGTTCGTTTCACCTCGTTCTTTCTTTTTTGTTCGGCCAACGTGATGGGGAGGGTTCCCCGGAGGGATGGGGGCTGTGTTCGCCCCATCCTCTGGGAGACCCCATCACACACGGACGGATTTTGTATATTATATATAGGCTATTTTCCGTCCCGGATTCGGAAAAATAGCCGCTATTTTCCGAAATCCGTAAGCGGATGCGGATTTGTGATAGCCGCTATTTTACCGTTTTTGTACTATGCGTAAAGCGAAATATTGCAGACTGTAATTTATCCTGCGCTGCCGGGTTCTTTGCGGCCGATGTCTGCGCCGTCGATCCAGAAGCCGCCGTCCGCTTTCAAACGACGGCGTACGGTATCCGGTTTCAGCCCCATATATTCGGCCATGGAGTAGACCGTTACCTTTCCGTCCATCATGCAGGCTTCAAAGGCAGTGTCCAGCTCGGCCTTTTTGTCCTTGCTGACTTTGTCCTTATTGCCCCAGCGCTTGGATGCGCCCCGGGTACCCAGTGACTTGTAATCGCTGTCCGGCTGCAGATCCTCCAGCAGGCCGGTGTCCGGCTTGTGGACAGGGTAGTCGAACCAGAGGTTCACCGGGTCGAAGCGTGCAAACTCGCGCAGGGTGCCCTCAATGCGCCAGGCGGTCATGCTGTCGGCTTTTTTCTGGGCGGCTGCGATCTGGGCATCGATGGCCCGCAAGTCGGCCATGCCAAGGTGTTCTTTGGCTATGGCCAGCATCCGGCTTTTGCTCAGGGCATCGTCCGGGCCGTAGGCATCGGCATGGCTGCGCTTGTCCAGCATGGCCTTGAGCACCCGGCAGGCGGCCTTGTTGTGGAGCTGTTCCAAGATGGCATCGGTGGGGGTGAGCTCTGTCATATCCAGCATGGCATCCGGGTCACGGGCAAACACGCCGGAGCCGCTGGCGCGGTCCATGCTGCGCTTGCCGCCCTGGGCACCCTTGGAGTGGTGGTGGCAGTAGATCACGGCACAGTCCAGCGCACGGCAGACAAGGTCGAACTGGTTGCAGAACTTTGCCATCTGGTCGGCGCTGTTCTCGTCGCCGGTGATGACCTTGTAGATGGGGTCGAGGATGACGGCGGTGTAGCCTTTCTTACCCGCCCGGCGGATGAGCTTGGGGGCCAGCTTGTCCATGGGGACGGAAGCACCGCGCAGGTTCCAGATGTCAATGTTCCGCAGGTTCTGCGGGGGCAGGCCGAGGGCAGTATACACATCCTTGAAGCGGTGCAGGCAGGAGGCCCGGTCCAGCTCGAGGTTGATGTACAGCACTTTGCCCTGGGCACAGGAAAAGCGGCCCAGCCAGGGCGTGCCCTCGGCAATGGCAATGCACAGCTCAATGAGGGCGAAGCTCTTGCCCGCCTTGCTGGGGCCTGCCAGCAGCATCTTGTGACCCTTGCGCAGTACCCCGGTGATGAGGGCATCGGCCAGCGGCGGCAGGTCGTCCCAGTCGTCAGCCAGACTTTCGGTTTCAGGCAGCTCATCGGTCTCGGCTTCCAGCCAGTCCCGCCACTCGTCCCAGCAGCTTTTGCCGATGTTGGTCTCCAGCAGGGTCTGCCGCTGACTGCCGCGCAGGATGCCGGGCATCCGGGAAAGGCGGCTGGGGTTGCGGTTCTGCTGGTCGAGGGTCAGACCATTCTTCTGGCAGGCGGCATAGAGGTAATCCACCCGCTTGCGGTATTCGGTGTAATCCGGGGCATCCACCTTGACGATGGCGTGGACGCTCTTGCCGCCGGAGTAGACCAGGGCGGCACAGGGCAGCTCCAGCTGTTTGATGATGGCCTGCTGTCTGCCCAGATCCATGTTGTCGCATTCCACCAGAGCGTAGCGGTAGGCGGTGATATTGGCATCCTTGCGGCCCGTTCCGTCCACCGGGTTGAAGCAGATCCACGCGCCCACCTCGGGGTCGCAGTCGCCCACCACCTTGCCGATGTCCCCGCCGCAGGTGTCCAGCTCTGCGATGAGCTGGCCTGCGGTGCGGTCCCAGCAGCCTCTGGTGGGGCGGCGGCGGTCGTCGGCCATGAAGCTCTCGGTCACATAGGCCACGTGCTCGTCCTGCTCAAAGAGGGCCTGCAGGTAGCGCCTGAGCTGGTCAACTGGGTCCCACTGCTCAGGCAGAGCCAGATCGTGGGATTCCACCCACCGGGGGTCCACCAGCTGCCCCTCCGTTCTGGAGGAGCCGGTGGTGAGCTCGTCGCCCCAGTCCAGCGCGTGTCCTGCGGGGCCGCTCCATCCGTGGCTGTAGGCCAGCTGGAAAATGCTGCTCTCGGTGACAGGCTTTGTGCTGCCGTGAAAGCTCTCCCACTTCCGGGCACACTCACCCTTGTGGTAGCGGCCCCCGTCCCGGGCGCTCCATGCTTCCCAGACGGTGACGGGCAGGCCCGCTTCCTTGAGGCCCATGCCCACCATCGTCCATTCCTCATAAGTCAGGGAGGCCGGGGAAATGAAGTCCAATGCTTCTTTGAGTTCGATCTCATCATTCATCTGCGTTACCATACATCCCATGCGGGCGTTTCAGGCGGGGCGGGCGGCGTATAGGTGCTTGGGGTAACACCCTTGGGCACGCTCCGCCAGCCCTGGGCCGCAATGCGGTCGATCATGTGTTTGGCCTGCTCAAAACTCCATGTACCCACATGCTGGAAGCCGTATTTCTCCAGACAGCGGATCTGTTTAGGTGTGGTGAGGCCTTCATCCCGGCGCTTGTGCAGCCGGTCCAGCAAAAGGCTGGCCTTGCCTGCCGACTCCACCGCATCCGGCAGAATGCCCAGCTTTTCGAGGGCTGCGGTCTGCTGTTCGGTGGGCGGTCCGGCTTCCCAGCCAAAGGCCGGCACATAGCCGGACAGGTCCTCGGCCTGAATGCTCATTTCGTATTGGAGCGGGTCCACCAGCTTTGCCTTCTTCCGGCGCTGTTCAGCCAGCTGCTTTGCAAGGGCTTCCTCTCTCTGGGCCACCACGTCCTCGCTGGCCTGGGCGGCGGCTTCCTCGATGTCCTCAGGACAGCCGGTCCCGGCAAGGTTTTCGGTCATCTGACGGGCCACGGCCCTGTCCTCGCACACAAGGTCTGCCGGGCGGCAGAGCTCATGCTTGTCGGTCATCCACAAAAAGTCGAGGAGCAGCAGGTCGGTCTTGCCCTCGGCCAGACGTGTGCCGCGCCCCACCATCTGGCTGTACAGGCTGCGCACCTTGGTGGGCCGCAGCACCACAACGCAGTCCACACTGGGGCAGTCCCAGCCCTCGGTGAGCAGCATGGAATTGCAGAGCACGTTATACTTCCCGGCATCGAAGTCGGCAAGCACTTCCTTTCGGTCGGCACTCTGGCCGTTGACCTCGGCGGCCCGGAACCCCTTGGCATTGAGCAGATCCCGGAACTTCTGGCTGGTTTTGATGAGGGGCAGGAACACCACCGTCTTGCGGTCCCTGCACCGCTGTGCCATCTCAGCGGCGATCTGCTCCAGATATGGGTCCAGCGCTGTGCCCAGCTGCCCCAGCGAATAGTCGCCGCTGGTGAAGCCAACTTCGGAGATGTCCAGCTGCAGGGGAATGGTCTGGGCCATGATTTTGCACAGATAGCCCTCTTTGATGGCATCGGTCAGCTTGTACTCATAGGCCAGGCTGTCGAACACCTCGCCCAGATTCCGCATGTCGCCGCGGTCAGGGGTGGCGGTCACACCCAGCACCTTTGCACTCTCGAAGTAGTCCAGGATGCGGCGGTAGCCGTCGGTGATGGCGTGGTGGGCCTCGTCAATGATGATGGTGCCGAAGTAGTCCCGGGGAAAGCGTTCCAGCCGAGCGGAGCGCTGCAGGGTCTGCACGCTGCCCACCACCACCCTGAACCAGCTGTTCAGGCAGGTGGACTCTGCCTTTTCCACGGCGCTGACAAGGCCGGTGGAACGCTGGAGCTTGTCAGCTGCCTGTTCCAGCAGCTCTCCCCGGTGGGCCAGGATGAGCACCCGGTCCCCGGCACGCACCTGATCAGCGGCAACGGAGGCGAATACGATGGTCTTGCCGGTTCCGGTGGGCAGCACCAGCAACGTGCGCAGACGGCCCTGCTCCCACTGGGCGTGGATGCTGTCCCGGGCGGCCTGCTGATAGGGGCGCAGGGATTGGATGTTCGCCATCAGAATGCCCCCTGTGTCCAGCCCTGAGCGGGTGCGGCCTTAGGTTCCGGCGGCGGCAGGAAGCGAGTGACCTCATTGCTCTGGCCGGTCTTACCTGCGTTGGGGCCGCTCTGCTTGGTGTACTCCCGGATGCCCAGACGGCACCAGCCCCGGGCACCCACCACCTCGTTCCAGCGGGGGCGGAAGGTCTCACCGCGCTTGCACTGGCCGATGCTCTCGAAAAAAGCACCCAGCAGACCCTGGGTCTTGGTGTGCAGATACAGGCGGTCGGTGACGGTGGCATCGCCCTTGGCCCCGCCGAAGATCTTCAGGGTCAGCTTTGCCATGGAGCAGGGCGGGAGCTTGGCACTGCCCTCAAAGCGGGCACGCTCCATGCCGGTGACCTCAAAGGCATAATCGCCCTCGGGCAGGAGCACGAACTCCTGCTGTTCGTTGGTGAATTCGTCGTCCCAGTTCAGGGCGCGGTCGGTGTTCATCTCATTCATAAGTAAAAGCTCCTTTCAAAATCATCAAAACGGCAGGTCACGGCTGTCCAGCACCATCTGCAGCACCTGGGGCCATGCGGCTACCAGACAGCCCTCTACGAAATCGGCCGGGTAATCCCGGATGGGCATATCCTCGGGGAAATAGCCCCGCTTGCCCACCACAGCCTGCAGCTCCTCCGGCGTGACGTTGTTGGCGCTCATCAGGGGGGCCAGCTTTTCCGGCACGCCCAGCGCGATCAGGTCCGGTGTGAGCAGAGCTTCGGGCACTTCCTCGCGGGGAGTCTGGGGCTGCGGAGCCGGAGTGGGCAGGATGTCGACTTCCGGCTGGGGGCTCGGTTCCGGCTTCGGCTTCGGCGCGGGCGCAGATGCGGTGCCGGGGATGCAGGCGGCGATGCCGGTGTAGTCAAAGGGGATCTCGTCGGGCAGGCCGAAGCGATTCTTGGCATCCCAGCAGGGGTGATGCGCTGTGTACATCACCCGGCGGCCGCCGGTGACCTTGTTTTTTGCGTTGGGGGCGCTGCTGCTCTTTTCCACCACGGTCTGGTAGTTGACGAACAGCAGCATGTCGCACCACTCCCGGATCAGCGGCTCCACCTGCTTGGTGGTCTTCATGGTCCAGCGGTCGTAGCTGCCCGCCGCATCCGGCTGTTCGAACTTTGTGATGGACGCGTGGGCAAGGATCAGAACGTTGTGCCCTGTGTTCAGCACCTCTTCCAGCGCGTCCAGCAGCTTGCCGAACTCCTCCTTCAGGTAGGTGTAGCCTTTGCCGTAGCCAAAGCCCTCCAGCCCGTCTACCTTGGCCTTGGCACAGACGGCATCAATGGCCAGCCGTTCGGCCCAGTCGGCGGTGTCGATGACCAGCGTGCCGCAGGGGATGTTCCCCCTGCGCACCTCGGCCACCTCGTCCAGCAGCATGGCCCAGCTTGTGGGCTGAGGCAGGCGCTTGACATTCAGCCGCTTTGTGCCGCCTTCGGTGTCGATGAACACCGGGTCGGGGAAGTGGGAGGCAAAGGTGCTCTTGCCGATGCCCTCGGGGCCATACAGCACGGTTTTGACCGGGGTATCCTGCACTCCGGCGGTGATGGCATACTTGCTCATTTAGAACGCTCCTTTCGTCCAGCTCCTGGGCTGGGGCTTTTCGGTGACAGGCGGCTCGGCATCTTTTACCATGCCGTCTTCGATGATGATCTGGCACTCGCTGCCGGTGGAAACGCGGGTGGCGATGGCCTGCAGGTGCTCTGCTTCCAGCCAGCGGCCAAACTCGGTCAGGGTGGTCATGTCCATCTGCTCCAGCTTGTCCAGCAGTACAAAACCGCAGTCCGGGTTCAGGCGGCGGACGATGGCGGCAGCCACCCGCAGCTGATCGCTGCCGGACATATCCCGCCAGTGCTTTCCTTTATAAGTAAGGGCACCGTCCTCCACGCTCAGCTCCGGCAGGGGCAGGTCAGCACCGTTCAGCAGGGCCATACGGTCGGCCCGCTTCTGAGTGATGGCTTCGGTGAGCTTGTCGTAGTCGCTGGCATACTGGGCAGCCTCGTCCTCGGCACGGGCCTTTTCCAGATTGGCACGCACCTTCTGGTTGGTCTCCTCGATGCTCCGGATGGAGGCTTCCAGTTCGGCGGTGGATTCGTCCTGCAGATTCTCGGCAGAGGTCTGGGCGATTTTTACGTCGGCCTGCATCGTGGTCAGCCGCTGCTTTTCCGTGCTCAACTGAAATTCAAGGTCTGCAACCACTTTTTTCTGCCGTTCAAGCAAATCTGTGAGCTGAACTAATTGATTGCGCTTGCGCTGGTTCTCGCCGTTGCGGGCGAGGATCTCCTGCTGCTGGTGGATGAGGTCGGAGGCGCTGACAGGTTCCTCCGGGGCTTCCGGGTAGTAGATCAGCTCCTCGGCAAAGTGCTTTTTCTGCTGGGCCAGCTGGCCGGTGAAGGTGCGCTTGTCATACAGGGACTTGATCTCCAGATCCCGGACGTGCAGCTCGGTGCCGATGCCGATGATGCGCAGCAGGATGTCCGCTTTCTCCTTGTCGGATGCTTCCATGAAGCGGGGCAGATCAAGGGCCAGCGGCTCGATAAAGGCATTGAGCAGCTGCTGGCCGCTGCGCCGCCCGGTGGGGTCGGTAACGGTCAGGGTGCTGTTTTTGCCCTTGCGCTCCACGATCACGCCGTTGGAAAGGGTGACCTTGAGATGGGCGGGAGCCACGGCCCCGTCCCGCTGTGCGGCATTGGGGCGGAAGCGGTCGCCGCCCAGGGCCCAGGCAAGGGCATCCAGCACACTGGTCTTGCCCTGATTGTTATTGCCGCCCACGAGGGTGAGCCCAGTGGGGGCAGGGGTGAGCGCAACTGCTTTGATGCGCTTGACGTTTTCGGCCTCAAGGGCCGTGATGGTTACAGACATCTGGATACCTCCCCTTGGATCTGTCCGAGTGTGTGAATGAGCATATTGGTCAGCTGTTCCCGCTGTTCAGGCGGAAGCCTGCGGAGGGACGGGACCACCATTTTGCCGATGTTCTGGAGAGAACGGTCGGCCAGCAGCACGTTGTCATAGGAGCTGTGGGCATCTTGTTCGCTGCCGGAAGAGGCCTGTTCCAGCTGTGCCCGCAGGTCGGCGGTCATCTCGGCGGCCATTTCCCTGGCCTGACGCTCCACCTCTTCCTTGTCCACCACCGCAGTGATGGGCTGTTTCTTGAGCGCGTCGTTCTCGGCCTTGAGCTTGTCGCCCCGGAGCTTGGCCGCTTCGGCCATCTGCCGGGAACCAACCAACTGGTTCTCTGCGTCCTTGGCCCGGGCTTCGGCCCTGTCGCGCTCGGCTTCGGCCTTCTGGCGCTGGAGGTTGGCCGCAATGCGGCTTTCGTACATTTCGTTATAGCTCCGTTCTGCCTTTTCTTTCTCGGCTTTCAGCCGGGCATTTTCCTTGTCCAGCCCCTGCACATCCGCAAGGGCGGCATCCAAGTCGTTTTTGGCAGTCTGGGCTTCATCCTGTGCCTTGCTTACCATATTCCACGCCTCTTCCTCCCGGGCTTCGGCGGCAGCGGCACGGTCCTTCTCGGCCTTGATCTGGGCAAGGGCTTCCTGATACTGCTTGTTGGTGGTGATGTCGCCACTCTTGACCTTCTCCACCAGCTCCGGCGGGGCACTGGGCTTTGCCACGGCGTACAGCAGGGTGGGCGGCAGGGCTTCCAGAATAGCCTGCTGGCGGGGGCTGCTGCCGTCCATCAGGGCAGAGACTTGCAGCAGGTTGTAGGCGGTTGACTTTGTGATGCCGATAGAGCAGCACCATGCCCGAAAAGAATCATCCCCGCGATTGCCATGCTTTGAGTTGTCCAACAATTGGACAACTCCGCACAGCGCATCATGGGCGGCGGCAATGGCATTGCCCATGTGGACAAGGCCGCGCTCGGCCATCTGTTTGCCGTGGCGGTATTCGTCCTCGGCAAAGTGCAGGTCCTCCACGGTCTGGTCAGTCAGGCCGGAATAATCAAACGCCGGGCGCATTGCATCCGGCACGGTAGTTAGGGGCTTGTCCTGCATGGCACCAGCTGTTGATACAGAAGAACCGCCCGCCGATGCGGCAGGGGCCGATTCGCAGTTCTGCAGGGATGTCGCGGGGGTCGATGCGCTTGCATCCGCCCCGCTCTCCGAGATGGTCGGCGTTGCCGCTGTGGCAGTCGGAACAGCATTCTCTGCCGTAGTCACAGCAGCATCCGCATTCTGGGCAGGTGCACATGAGAGAATCTCCTTTGCTTTTTTGATGTCGGCAAGAATCTTTTCCATTTCCTGCTGCGGTGTCATGTCCTTGCGGCTTCCATCCAGATTGAAAAACTGACCAAACAGCTCTCTTTTTGCGGCAACACCTTTCAGATTCTGAGTGCATGTGATTGTCAGGCAATAGCGCCCGTCAGACCCATAGTCCGATGCACGAATATCTTTGGAGAATGAGCCGAAAATCTCTCTGTCTGGATAAGTGTCTTTGATCCATGCAGAGACCTGAGACAGAAAGTCGAAGTCCAGACTATGCACTCGACAGGTGCATTTATCCTTGATAGAGCCAGCAAACTCTGACGCATAAGTGAGGGTCTTGCTCATCCGGCACTCGTAGCCCCGAGTCTCCCGGCTGACAGTTCTAGCACTTTCATCCCATTGAAAGTCTCCGTATGGCATGGCATAGGGGCATCCCCAGCACTCATGGCCGGGTGCGTAACCAGATAGGCGGTTTCCAGTGGTACTGGCATCGGTGGATTTCTTCACTCGCCGTCCGCATTTGCAGATATAGGTGGTCAAACTCTCACCTCCGTGCCCTTCAGGCGGTCCAGCATCTCGGTCTGCACATCCTTGTTCATGGGCTGGATGTTGTTGCCCTTCCAACCGTAGCAGAGGATAGGCCCGTAAAGCTGGCGGCCTCGGTACTTCCGGTTGAGCAGGCTGGCGGGCTGGATGGGGCCATCGTACCGGCCCACGAACAGCACCGCCGGGGTGCGGGGCAGCACGATCATCTCGCAGGGAGTGCCCAGCCGGTTCTCAATGGCCCACAGGCTGTCGGGCAGGGATGCGATCACCGGGGCCTTGCCCGGTTCGACTAAAATACCTTTCATTTGTAAACTCCTTTCTGATGTGATATCATCAAGGGTGATGGGGCTTGTGAATTCCATCACCCTTTGGGCTCGTCCGTGTTACCAGCACGGGCGGGCTCATTTGCTTTTCATGCGCCCCTCCGGTTTTGCCGGTACTCCGGCTCTTCGGTACGGGCGTGGGTGCGGTCAACGCGGCCATAGCGGCGGGCGTTCTGTTCACGATCCTGGGCGGCAAAGCCCAGCCGCAGGAACGCTACCGCTGCCAGAACCAGGCACAGGGCCGTGACGAGCTGGCTGTCAGAGATGGAGCTGCCCAGCTGTGCACCGCCCTCGATGCCCATGCCGTACAGCAGACTTACGGCACCGCTGGCAGCAGCCAGCCAGTACCAGACGCGGGATTTGATCTTCATGCGGTCTTTTCCTCCTTTGCGATTGCCGGGAAGAAATACTCCCCGATTTTTTCTTGCGGGATGTGCAGGGTATGGCAGATCGCCACGATCTCGCAGGCCTTCCAGCGCCCCTTGTCCTCCGGGGCATTGAGGCGGCCCTTGAGGGTGTCCAGCGGGATGCCGGACAGCTCGCTGAGCTCTTTTTGCAGCAGCCCCTGATCTTCGTACAGGCGGCGGAGCTTCAGAAACGGTTTCTTTGCCATAGGTCAATCCTCCTTCTTTGCGGGTGCCAGCTCGTCCAGCAGGCTGTCCATCAGGGCGGCGTAGAACGGGTAGCCCTTGGCAACGATGGTCAGATCGTCAACGGCATGGGTCAGATTGTCCTGCGCCATACGCACCGCCGTTTCCATGGCGCGGACGGTGCTGCAGTCCTTGCTGTAGGTGGCTTTGGCAATGCCGCACAGCGATTTTGCCTGCAGATACACGGCCTTGTTTTCTTCCCGGGCTTTGCGGCACTCATCCAGGAAGGCCGTTTTTTTGTCCAGTGCCTTGCGTGCGCCGATCACCCGGTCGATGGCGTTCTGGATGTTGACATCCTGCACTTCACGCTGATCCCGGTGCTGCTGGGCCAGCTGCTTCTCCATGGCGTTGAAGGCTTCGATGTACTTCAGCTTCCACTGTACGGCCTCCTTGCCGGTAAAGCCCATCGCCAGCATGCTGAACCCGTCCCGGTTCATCAGGTACATGGGGTACTTCTGGTGGTTCTGCGGGTGGGTGTATTCGGTCTTGAAGAACATAGGGGTGTCCCCATTTTTGGGGAAGCCCTTGATAAGTTCCTCAATATCGCGGATAACGTGGTCATGGCGTTTGCCGAAGCGCTTGGCGACATCCCGGCTGGATGCCACCGGCTCGCCGTTCTGGGTGGATAAGATAATGTCTGTCATGGTGAAGATGTTCCTCCTTGTTGGTGGCTCCCTTCTGCGGTATACTGGAGAAAAACAGGAGGGAGGTGAAGACTGTGAATGATGGGAATAAGGTAAGACACAATCTGGCGCTTGCATATGCGAACAACAAACTGCAGATCGCGCTTCAGCGTGGAGAACATCCGCAGAATCTTGATCTGGATGATCCTGCACAGGCAGCCTGTGCACTTGCGCATTGGTACAAGGCCTGTCTGGATGAACTCATCGAACTTTCGGACGATGAACTGTTCAGTCCGTACAGCATGGATTAAAGCATCCGATTGTCCCGCTCCGATTTCACGGATGCCGACAGCATACTGACGATGCGTTCCGCGTCCGAAAAATCAATCTTTTCGCTCTTGAGCTGCTCGAACAGCTTGAGGGCGATTTGTTTTAAGTGCTCATGATGTGCATGTGCTTCCTTGGCTTTTTCCTGCATGGTCATCTTCTTCACCTCCTTGTTGGATAGGGTGATGTCGGTCATGTGGATTTGTACCTCCTTACTGCACATTCTACTTTAAGTAGACATATTGGCGAAAAAAATTTGGTCAATCGGAATCCCAACGACCTCACTGATTTTCTTCGCAGTGGCGACTGTGGCATCTTCGGGCGATTGCTCGATTTTTCGGTATGTATCGCGCGAAATGCCGAGCTTTTCCGCCATTTCACGCTGAGTGAATCCTGCGTACTGGCGGGCTTGCTTTACAGTGAATCCCAAATTATCGACCTCCTTTCGTCTGGGTTCGAGAATACTATACTCCACTTTTGGTAGAATGTCAAGAACTTAAAGTAGAAAAAATTCAAAAGAATGTTGACAACGCTCTACTTTTGGTGTAATCTCTACATATAAGGAGTGATTCAATTGAGCATCGCTGAAAATATAAAAAGAATCCGTGCCGAACACGGTCTGTCGCAGGCAGAACTGGGCAAAATCGCCGGTGTCAGTGACAAGGCGGTGTCCACTTGGGAACTTGGGCTAAAGACTCCCCGCATGGGTGCAGTCGAAAAGATGGCAAACTACTTCGGTATCACCAAAAGTGCTATTGTGGACGATGCTCCCATGACTTCGCTCCAAAAGCCTGTTGTCCCGCCGGGGTTCATGCCGATGCCCGAAATGGTACAGGTCCCCCTGATCGGCTCTATCGCGTGCGGCACACCCATCACCGCAGAGCAGAATATCAAAAGCTATGTCGGTGTTCCGGCTGCATGGAGGGCTGATTTTGCGTTGGAATGCCACGGGGACAGCATGGCCCCTACCATTTGTGACGGTGATGTGGTTTGCATTCGCAGTCAGCCGGAAGTAGAGCAAGGACAGATTGCGGCGGTGCGCATTGGTGAGGAGGCTACCCTGAAGCACTGCTATTATCAGAATGGCGTGGTACAGCTGATTGCAGACAACCCCTCTGTATGCCCTCCCATGGTTTATACCGGTTCCGATTTGGACGAAATTGAAGTGGAAGGTTTGGCTGTTGGTTTCTGTCGTGGGTTGGTGTAGGCAAGTTGAATTTAGACTAGGCTGATAGGATTAAAGGAGGTACAATATGGCTGTTTGCGCGATTTGTGGAGAAAAGCTCGGGATTTTTGACCGGGAACTTTGCACGGATGGCTTCATCTGTAAAAAGTGCCGCTCATTCTTTTCGGATTTTAAAGTTGACTATAAGACGGCTTCTATAAAGAGCATGAAGGAACAGCGAGCCTTTTTCAAAGAACGTCAGGAGCGCGCAAAGGGCTTTGAAGACTTGCAGGATCCTGGCACAATGGTTGCTTATGTAAATCGGGAACAACGACTTATGACAGTGAGCGGCATTCCGGGATGGTTCACTTTCGATGAACTGGCTGATTATACCGTGGAGGTTGACACGAAAACCGTCACGGAAACAAAGGGCGGGCTCACAAGAGCCGTCGTTGGCGGTATTGTTGCCGGATCTGCTGGTGCAATTATTGGAGGCAACACTGCAAAGACTGTTTCCCATACAGTAGAGTCTGACCCCAAAATGTCTTTTACCGTCGATTATCCCGCCCCCATAGGGCGGATGACATCGCCTGTTTTTACGTATTCCCGTAAAGTGCTAGAGCTCTGCGAGGAAATTTTTGCAGACCGCGCTGTATCGAAAGACGAAAAGGGGACTTCCAGTGCCGCAGACGAGCTGTTAAAGTTCAAAAAGTTGTTGGATATGGGCGCAATCACGGAAGACGAATACAAAGCCCAAAAGGCACGGCTGCTCAATCTGTAAACTGAAAAGCTAACGGTTTTGCCGTTTGCAAATAGTGCTATTGGTCTATGAGTTGCCGAGGAATCCTCGGTAGTTGAACAAAAGAAAAACGCCCCGGTGTTGGCGCACCGAAGGCGTTAAAAGAAGCGGCTCACCCAGAAGAGGGCATCGCACACTCGACACTGCGATTATACCTCTTTTGGGCGGGCTTGTCAAAGTGTACCCATGGAGGTGTATTTTTTATGGGACGAAGAACCAATACCGCCCAGTGGCTGCCGAACCAGAAACGCTGGCAAATCAAGGTGCAGAAGGACGGCCAGCGCAGGACGTTCACCAGTGCAAAGCCCGGCCGCACCGGTCAGCGGGAAGCCAACCGGAAGGCAGACGCATGGCTGGATGACGGAATCTGCAATACCACAAAGCGCTGCTCTGAGGTGTGGGCTGAGTATCTGATCTCTGTCAAGGCTACGGCAGGCACCAGTTACATTGAGCAGGTGGAAAAGTTCGGGCAGAACTACATCCTGCCAGTGATCGGTACCCGGCAGATTGGCGACCTGAGCACAGGACTGCTGCAGGACGTACTGAACCGAGCGTATAAAGAGGGCTGTCTGAATCCGAACAGCAAGCGCCAGAGCCGGGGCAATCTTTCCCGTAAGACGCTGCAGGGCATCCGAGGCGTGGAGGTATCTTTTGTCAAGTGGGCGCGCCAGCATAAGTACACGACCCTGCGGCCAGAGGATGAAAACCTGACCGTTCCGAAGGGTGCTCGCCAGAAGGGGCGGAAGATTCTGCAGCCGGACAGCCTGCGGGTGCTGCTCTCCACCGATACCCGTGTGGTTCGTGGAAAAGTGGAGCCGGACGAGAACGTGCACGCCTACCGTCTGGCCGTAATGACCGGCCTGCGCCCCGGAGAACTGCTGGGCCTGCGTGTAGGCGATCTGGACGGAGACCGGCTCCACATTGGCCGGGCCATCAACCGCCAGAACGAGGAGACCAGCGGCAAAAATGAGAATGCCATCCGGACGGTGGTACTGCACCCTCTGGCCGTGAACGAGATCTACGCCCAGCTCCGGCAGCGCACGATGGAAGAGGAACGACCGCTGACGAATGACGATCCGCTGTTTCTGTTGTCCAACCAGCAGAGCCTGTATAACTACTGGAAGTTCTATCAGCGCTGCAACGGCATTGACCCACCCATCAGCCTGTACGAACTGCGGCACACCTTTGTCAGCATGGTTGCGGATGCGGTATCACCCGCTCAGCTGCGCCGCATGGTCGGCCACAGCCGCAGCATGGATACCTTCGGCTGGTACGCACATGATGTCACGGGTCGTGATGTTGCCACTGCTCAGACCATCTCCGGAGTGCTAGCCGAGTACGCCCCGGACACCGAGGAATAACCCACTTTGCAACCCACTTTTAACGTTGCGTCCGGGCCGAAAAGGTTTCGTGTTCCATTTTGGGTGTCCGAAAATCCGCATGATTCCTAACTTTTTGGAATCAAAAGGTTTGGGTGGAACAAAGCCGTGGTTGTTCGAATCCACCCGCGCCCACCAAGAACTCCAGCGTTGTGATGACGCTGGAGTTTCTGTTTTATTTGAACTTCCACAAAGCACCGCAAGGGTGGATTCGAACAGCTGCGGCGCTGTCGCAGAAGACAGCGCAAAAACAGCCCAGTGGGCTGTTTTTAGCAGCGCGGCTTGCGTAGTCCACCCGCGCCCATAAAAAGACCGTCAGCGTAGAGATACGCTGGCGGTTTTCTGTTTGCAGAAGGTTTGGATTTTCATGCGGGTGGATTCGAACAGCATCGACCCGCCGAATAGTCCGGCGGGGAAAAAAGCCCCTGCGGGGCTTTTTTAGATGCGCGGCTTGCGTGATCCACCCGCGCCCATAAAAAGACCGTCAGCGTAGAGATACGCTGGCGGTTTTCTGTTTGCAGAGGATGGCGTGGCTGCTCTCGGGGGCGGGCAGGATGTCCTCTCGCTGGTTTGGCGGGGGTTTAGCGCGTCACTGTCCTGAAGTCAAGAGGGAAATTTCAATTTTCACTGTTTTTGATTTATGCAAACAACACAAAAAATGAAAAATATTAAACAAAATACTGTACTGATATACTAAAGATGAGACTGAATATTGACAGATCCATCTGATAT